GGCGGACTGATGGGCAAGGGTTACGTTCCGACGGGCAAGCCGAGGGGGCGCCCGGCAAGGCCGAAGGTTGATCCGCCGGAGGAAGTGCTTGAGGTGCCGGAAGCTGCGGATGTTGAGACAGAGCAGTTTTTGGCTGACGAGCGGACGCCGGAGGAGATAGACGCCGAGGTCAAGCGCGGCCGCAAGGTTGACCCTGACTTGAAGTTTTTGGACAATCTTGAGGTTTTGGTAAAGCGTGACATCAAGGCTGCGAAGGGGGATGTCCGGGTAAGGCAGACGGGTGTTAAGCTGCTGTTGGAGATTCGGGGCCAGAGGAAGGAGCATTTGGCCGAGTCAAAGCGGCGCAAGGACGCCCCTTACAACGAGTCGGTGCTTGCCGCCCTGGGTTTGGCGTTGAAGCAGAGGAACGAAGATGGCTGACGATGGCCTTTACGATTTGACGATAGTGCGGCCGAAGGAGGCAAGCGAGCGCAACTTGAAATGCCCGAAGTGTCTAATGACCTATCGGGCTTTTTTGTGTGTTCAGCCTTTTTATATTTGCGCGGATTGCGGGACGGTGTTTGTTCCGAAGGATTGGCTTGCCCAGGTGAACGCGAAGGATTGGATAGCGAGTGACCCCGGCAAGGCTGTTGAGCGCAGGGTTTGCATCGAGTGCGGCAAGGTTGGTGCGCGTCCGTCGATGCGGGCGCACTTGACGGTGCATAGGAAGGGCAAGGTTGAGCAGGCCGATAAAGACCCTGAGTGACGTTCCTGTTGAGTACCGATTGGCCGCTGCCGATTGTTGGGGCGGGTTGTTGTCGTTTGTGCCGACGGAAGTTTCCAAGGCGTTGGACGAGCTGCCGCACCGGACAATTGGGCTGTTTGCCGGCAATCGCGGTGGGAAGTCTGCCAACATCGCCTATCATTACGTCAAGCGGGTGCTTGGCATTCATCCTGTGGAGCGCAAGAACCGGGTAAGCAAGATTCGCTGCATGTCGTCAACCCTGCCGGAAAACGAGAACCCGGACGAGGGGGACAACGCTCAGTATATCGAGCTGATGCGGCTTTTGCCGCCCGAAATCATAAGAAAAAAGATTACGAACCGGACAAAGAACCTTGTCGTGAACAGGCCGGACGGCAGCGAGTGCGTTTTTGAGTTTCGGTCGAGCAAGCAGGAATTGCAGGATCTTGGCAAGATCAACGTGGATTCTGTTTGGCACGACGAAGAAACCCCGAAGGCGCACAGGGAAGAGTGCCGGATGCGGCTTTTGCAGTCCGGTGGGGACGAGATTTTTAGCCTTACGCCTACCAATTCGCTGACGTACACATACGACGAGGTTTTTCAGCAGGCGGGGTTGCGGATACGAACGTCAACGGTTTCGGACAAGTTCCGGTTGGCGCGGGCTGAGGATGTTCCAGAGGGCAATCAGGACATTGTAACGATTCAGTTTGCAACGGACGACAACCCGGTGTTGGACCGCGCCGAGATTGACCGCATTTTCGAGGGTGTTGATCCTGCGGAAATACCGTTGCGCCGGTACGGCATTTTCAAGCAGGTGACGGGTCGTATTCATAAGGCGTATGACCCGCACTATTGCTATCTGGACATGGCAAAGACCTTTCCCGATGGGGTGCCTTACGACTGGTTTCATTGTCGTGGCATCGACTATCACGAAAGCCGGTTGCCGTGGTCGATTGGTTGGGTTGCCGCATCTCCGAACGACGAATGGTTTTTATGGCAGGAGTTTCACCCGGCGATTGACGGGCCGTATGCCTACAACACCTACGAGATTTGCAAGGCGATTGCCCGAAAAAGTGGCGATTACGAGTTTCCGCTAAACCTGATTGACCCGCTTGCAAGCAAGAAGCAGGCCAACAGCGGGACATCGGTTGTTGAGGACATGAACCGGCATTTTGACGAGATTCGGCGCACGTCGAGGGTTGGCCGGCCTTGCTTTTGGCAGGGGTGGGACACGAAGGACACGAAGGGCCGAACGGAGGTTTACAAGCGGTTCAAGAATTCGGTGACTTGTGGGCGCCCGTTCAACAACAGGGTCAAGGACAAAGGGGTTCAATCGAACCTTCCGACGCTTTGGATTATGAACAGTTGCCCGGAGTTTCACAAGTCGATTATGAATTGGCGCTATGGCGAGTACAGCACGACGGCAACGAAGATGGTCAACGATTTGAAGACGCAGCCGCAACAGCGTTTCAGCCACGACAACATGGTGTTGGAGTGTTTGGCGAAAGATGTGCGGTTGCTTCATGCCGCGTACCACATGGCGCACAAGCCGACGCAGATGCAGGGGCGGCACAGGAGCATAACGGGGCGATGAGTGAAAACCTCTTTTGCGCCGGGCAGAAAAGAATCGGTCAAGGCTACCGTGACGGGTGGTATCGGTCTTTTGTCGGGATGCCGAAGTGGACGGAAGCCGCCGAAAGCCTTATCAAGCGGTACGTCAAGAAGTGCGACTATGCGGCCGCCTTGACGGTGCTTACCGACAAGTTCGGGTTTGACGAGGACTATAGCATCTTTGTCATAAGGGAATTGGCCAAATGAGCAACTACCATTCCGAGAACAAGGAAACGACCGAACAAGAGCCTGATGCCGGGGTAAAGCGGCCAGAAATGGATTGGAAGGTCAGGCTTGCTTCACAGGTGATGGAAGAATGGCGTTGCGGCCGGCAGTATGTGTCTGACCTTGACCAAATGTTTGATGACGTTTATGGGATGTTGCACGGCGAAAGGCCGATTAAAAACTATGATTGGCAATCGAACCTTGCCATCAACAAGGTTTTCCAGGTGGTTTGGACGGCCATCCCGTACCTTGTGCAAAAGGTGTTTGGCGCAACGCCGATTATCGGTGTCAAGTCTTTCGACAAGAAGGGCGCATGGCAGCGAGAAACCATCCTTGATTTTTGGTACAACATGCACCCGTCAACGGCGGGGCCGCACATCCCGTTTTTCGTTGTCATGGTGGCGTGGACGTTGCGGGCGCTGTTGAACGGTACGGGGTACGCCAAGAAGTCTTGGCATCAGCGGCTTGAAACAAAGACGCAAGAGCGCGAGGTTGACGTGCCGGTTGGTTGGGACGAGCAGGCGGGCGGCCCGATCAGCGAGAAAGCGACGGTCAAGACGAAGGTCGAGGTTCCGGTTGAGGACTGGCCGGTAACGGTGCCGATCAGCAACAAGGATGTTGTTGTCGATTGGATGCTGCAACCTGGCCAATCGTGCCGACAGGGCCGGTTTGTCATTCACCGGGCGCTTGTTGACCTTGATTTTATCAAGGGCCAGAGGGACATCGACTATTTTGATATTGACCTGATACCGGCAAGCGGTACGAACCCGAACCTTGAAAGCCGGACGGACAGGGCGCAGGGCAACGCGGACGCTGAAATGAGCAACGAACCGCCGAAGTCCGACGTTTACACGGACGTTGAGCTTTACGAGCGGCAGGGCAAGTTCCCGGTTTACAAGGAAAAGAGGGATGGGCAGTACGTTCCTTGCTTTGAAATGGAGCATGGCGACGATGTTGTTATGATGGACATGATTGCCACGGTCGCGGTGACGCAGCCTGGGGAAGGCGGGCAAGCGCTTGTCAGGTTCGAGCCGAACCCGAACGAAGAAATCACCATCATTGACATGCACATTTATCTGGATTCGGAGCGGTGGCAATCGGTTGGCATGGTTGAGCCGATTCGTGATGTCCAGACGGCGTTGAACGACAACATCAACGCCATGTTTGACGAAATCTGGCAGAACCTTATGCCGCCGGTTATCGTCAACAAGTATGCGCTTTGGGATTGGGACACGATGCAGCATGCGCCGGGGCAGCGGTGGACGCTTGGCAGCAATCCGGCAGAATCCATCATGTTCAAAGACCCGACTCGCATAACGGGCGATGCTTGGCAAAAGCATCTTCTGCTTGACAATGAGATCCAGCTTACGACCAGCATAACGCCGCCGATGAGCGGGATGGGAAAAGAGAAGACGGCGACCACCAATGTCTTGAATGCCCAAATGAGCGCTGGCAAGCTGGATTTCCTTGTCAAGATGATTGAACAGACGGCGCTTATCCCGTGCGCTCAGATGGACATTCGGATGGCCAAGCGGTTTGCCCATCCCAAGACGTTTGAGTTTATCACCGGCAAGCCGTTCATGTTTGGCGATTACGAGGAAGTCTATCGGTATCAGCCGGGGGCGGCGTCGGTGAAGCTGGAATATCAGAAGGAAATCGAAACGCAGCAGGACATTCAGTTGATTCAGATTTTCAGTTCTGTTCCGAACCCGAACACGCCGAAGATTTTGAACAAGTTGTGGGCAAACATTTTGCGGAACCGCAACATGCCGGATGAAGCGGCGATGTTTGACGAGGACTACTTTGAGCCGCAAAGCGAGGCAGGCAATGTGAACATGATGCAGCGGATGCTTGGCGGCGGTAGCGGTGCCGGGCCATCGAACCAAAGCGGGGTTCCGATGTCCCAACCGGAGCATGTTGTGCGTTCCCGGTCTTATTCACCCGTAGGATTGGCGATGTGATGAGCAACCCACAGGACAAGATCCGGGCCATCGAACCAAAGCGGGGTTCCGATGTCCCAACCGGAGCAGGTTGTGCGTTCCCGGTCTTATTCACCCGTAGGATTGGCGATGTGATGAGCAACCCTCAAGACAAGATTGGCGCTATTGTGTGGCAAGTGCTGTTTGGCGAGTCGGTAGAGGATTTGCCGGACCCGAACAAGCCGGAGAACAGCGCACGGATAAACGCCACAATCAAGGCGAAGCGGGCGGAGTTCAAGTCGTTTGCGGCGCATAGCGGGAAACCGTTTTTTGACGCGATACAGGTCAAGATTCGCGCAGACCTGTTCGGCATTGCGGTGACGGACGACACACCGGATTGCAATTGCAAGACTTGTGCCAAGCTGCGCGAAATCCGTCAAATGACCAAAATGCTGGCATGGGCGCAGGAATTGTGCAGCAAAGATGCAGATTGACCGGCTTTTAACACTGATTCGCAATTGGGTGCGGGACAAGTTTACCGGCACCCTGACCATTGTTTTTAATGACGGTGGAATCCGCGATGTAGAGTTGAAGCAGAAGATAAAATAAGCGGAACATGATTTAACCGGCGCATGGTGCGCCGACTTAGACGGCCCGCCTCGATGTGGTGATTACCACGTCAGGCGGGTTTTTTATTTCAACCGAAAGGAAACCAAATGTCAGACCAAGACCCCACAGCGCCCGAGGGCCAGGCCCCGGATACGCCTCAAGGTCAGGACGCATCCGTTGCGCCTGAGCTTGAAGCGCAACCGGAAGGCGGCGGACATCAACCCGAACATCAAGAACCGGCACGGCCTTTTTCGCCGGAACAGGAGCAGTTTCTTGGCTCTTGGATGGGCCGCAAAATCAAGGAGCATGTCGAAAAAGGGTTACAGCCGATCATGGAACGCTTGCAGTCCCCGCAGGGCGGGCCACCGTATGGCGTTCATCCGTCGGCGCACGGCGCCCCGCAGAACGATGCAATCAAGCAGCTCAACGAAAGCTTGCGCGACCGGCTTCTGGACGGGGATGTTATCGGCGTGTTTCAGGACATTTCGAGGACGATTGAAACCGCCAGGACCAATGTTACCAAGCAGAACAGCGATTTGATGGTTAGGGCGATGACCGGCTACGCGGAAGACCCGGAGTACAAGGACATCTATCCCGATGCCGAAAGGATTGCCCGTGAAGAATTGGCCAAGGGTACGCCGCCTGCCTACGCGGCAGAGCTTGGGTACACAAGGGCCAAGCTGCGCCGGGTTGAAGGCGCACGGCAAAAGCGCGACGGAAGTCCGGCGCTGATGCCGGCGGGGCGCGTTGCCCCGAAGGCCAAGGTCGTCACACTCCCCGCTGCCTTGAAGGCCGCATACGAGCGGGACAAGAAAGACGGCTTTTTCAAGAATGAGGCCGAGTACATTGCGAACCTCGGCCCGGAAGTCAAGGCCAAGTACGGCCTGTAAGGGAGTCCCCTGATGGGTCAGGAAAGACGACCGAGAGGTAATGAGGACGTGAACAAAGCGCGCTGCCGAAGGTGTGGGTTCCCCGGCATTGATTTGAAGCGGGACAAACTCGGCCCAGGGTCAGGTCTTGTTTATCAGTCCGTAAGTCACACGGCTGCCACGGCGCCAGACGATCCGGTTGCTGTGGCGGGATGCCCGCAATGCGGGTGCAAAAACTACTTGAATTACAGGAGATAAACAAATGAAAGTCGTTCGAGACTTGATCGGTGGAACGATGCCTTCCACCATCGAAGTCCCTTACAATGGCGATTTGGCGGCTGATAGCGTTACCAAGCGCTATGCCGGCTCCATCGTCAAGGTGATGGATTTCGATGACATTGACCACGGCCTGTTCTACACCTGGGGCGGCCTTGCCACCATCGGGGAGAATGTTTGCGGCATTCTCGAGGAAGAGCAGGGCACCAGTGGCAACTACCTTCCCGACGATGCGACCTACGAATTGCAGTTCAGGAAAATGACGCCGTGCTTTCCGTCCACCATCGTTGAGGCCGAGTATGCCCAATCCGACGCTGCCGGCACTTCCAACCTGGACACCAATGTCACCGGCGCCGCTGCCGGGACGACCCTGACCCACGGCGACGGCCTTACCGCCACCGGCGACATGGAAGGCGGTTGGGTTTACTTCACCAACGGTTCTTGCGCGAACTACTTGTTTTATGTTTACGCAAGCGACGGCGGTGCGGAAACCCTGACCATTTCGGCCCTGCCGGCTGCCGTTGCCGCTGCCGACGACTTTGTGGTCATCCTCCCCCCTGCCGCGCAAAAGTGTCTGTTTGACGCCACATACACCGGCATCATTTCGGAGCTGACCTACGGCAGTCATACGCACCCGATCCTTGGCATTTCGACGTGGATCAGCGCCCCCGGCATTCCGAAACAGCGTCTTTCCCGCGCCAAGCACAACGGCCTGTACATCCCTGGCGCCCGTTTCTATCACCAATTCACCTTTGCCGGCTCCAACACGCAGCCCAATGCGTGGGCCGGCGTTTACAAGTCTTAGGAAGGGGGGCCTAAACAATGCCAAGCATGATGCTCTCTGAAAATTTTGGGGATGCGCTCGATGCGCGTGTCCGCAAAATCTTTACCGACGAGGTAAAGGAACTCAACCAGTCCAGCATGATTGACATGCTGTTCGGCAAGTTCAAGTCCGACCGCGCCTATGAAATCGTGAGCGGCGTGGGCGGGCTTGGCGACATTCAGGACTTTGACGGCACCATTTCGTATGACAGCTACGAGCAGTTGTACGACAAGACCGTCGAGTTCCCCGAAAAAGCCGGCGGCATCAAAATCGAGCGCAAGTTGTACGACGACAACCTGTTCAGCCAGATTTTCCAAAAGCCTTTGGGTCTGGCTCAGGCCCGGATTCGCACCCGCGAAAAACTGGCTGCGGCCATTTTCAACGGGGCCTTTGTCGGCACCGACGGCGGGGACGGTCAACCTCTGTGTTCGTCTTCCCATCCGTACAGCCCATCGGATGCGACCACCCAGGACAACGCGGGGACCACGGCCTTGTCGGCTGTGTCCATCGAGGCCACCCGGCGTATCGGCCTTACCGGCGTTTACAACAACAGGGGCGAACTGGTCGATGTCAACTATGACCTGCTGCTGGTGCCGGTGAACCTGGAAGAAACCGCCTACGAAGTCATCAATTCCAAGGGCAAAGTGGAGACGGCGAACAACAACGCAAACTTCCACTATGGCCGGTACAAGATGGCCGTGTGGCGGCGACTGACCGACTCCAACAACTGGTTCTTCATCGATTCGTCCATGTCCAAGATGTTCCTGATGTGGTGGGACCGTCTGGACGACGGTATCAAGATGGACCGCGACACCGACACCCTGGTTGCCAAGTGGTACACCTATTACCGTGAAGCGGCTGCGTTTGCCGATTGGCGGTGGGTGTATGGGCACCTTGTGACCTAAACCAACACCAACCAAAAGCCCCCGGTTCGCCGGGGGCAAGGAGTAGCGATGAAAAAGTTTATTTTTGCAATCCTTGCGGTGCTGGTGTCGGTGGCTTTGGTTCCTGGTGCTGGTGCGGGGCCGACCGGGTTTAACGGCATCAAGCTTACGCCGAACAGTTACGACGACACCTACACCATCCAGGCGCAGAACACCAGCGGCGTCGATGTTTTTACCCTTACCCCTGCCGGCGTTTTGACGTTTATCGGGACGCTTGATGTTTCCGGCGCGACCATCACCCTCCCCGGCACCCGCAACATTGACTTTAACCTTGGCGGGGCCATGGTGGACGGCACCGGGCCGATTACCAGCGCCACTTCTTGGCCATGGCATCGGGGCTTGGCCGCTTGTTACCCATCAACTCCACGCCCATAACGAGTATTTGCAGCTTTGGCTTGAGGTTGGCGTTTTTGGTTTACTGTTGGTTGCCGGTTATTTTTGCAACATTCTATCAAAAATCAATGAAAGCAGTGCCGTTGCTATCGCTGCGGTTGTAACCATCGCCGTCAATTCGGCGTTTTCGTTCCCGCTGCACATCGCCCCGTTGGCCGCTATCGCTGCCGTGTGGGTTGGGGTGCTGGCAGCAAAACAGAAAGGTGTCCAATGAGAAAAAAAAAGGAAGTCCAGAAGTCCAAGTATGACGTGACGCTTCTGACCCCTGCCCAGGCGAAGGGGATTGAAAGCGAGATCCGCGAACAGGAACGGATGCTAAAGGAGTACGGCAACAAGATTACCGACCCTGTAGCCGTTTACAAGGACATCGCCAAGAAGAAAAAGCTGTTGCGCGACCACGGCGCCGTGCAGTTGAAAGGCGCGGAGGGCAACAGGGCGTATGCCAGGGCCAAGGAAATTGCCGAAAAGCTTAAGGACGTGATGCCCACCCGGACGGACTATTTTCGTCCGTATCCGTCGTCCAAGACGGGCATGGAGTACGAAAGCGACTTTGAGCGGGCGGTGGCGCAGCAGATGAAGATTCAGACCGACCCGCAGTTGAAGGCGATGGTGCGCGAATACAAGCACATCATGCGGCGGCTTGACCCGCAGAACCCGATGGTAAGCAACATTGAGGGGTTGCGACGCTGAAAACTTACAAGTACATACCGTCTGCCACAACGGCAAGCGGGGCGTGGTCTGGCAACACCCTTCACATCAGCGGAGGCGTGTGCAAGCAGGTTCTTGTGAACCCGACCGTGGTACGAACACACAAACAAGAGGTAAATCGCCTTGACGACCACAACGATACAGCAGAACATTATTTATGGGCTTGGCGAGGGCCAATACGTTGCCGACGCCACGGCGCTGACAAACGCCCTGCGATGGGCCAACGCGGCTTACCGCGAATTGTTCAGCCGCCACCGCTTCCGGCACATTCAAAAGCGTTCACTGTTCCGCACCGCTGATGGGCAAGGCACCTACCAGGCCCCGTCCGACTTCATGGGCCTGCTTATCGTCAAGGACGAAAGCAACGATACCATCGTCCAACAGGTGACGCCCGAACACTTTGCCCGCGAAGTTTCCCCGAACAAAATCACGGACGAAGCGTTTACATCCGCGTTTGATACAGCCGTGTCCCTTAATAACGACGGCCTTGTCCTTTATTCGGAGACGGTGACGAACACGGCGGGCACGACCACCTATACCCGTGACACCGACTACACGATGGACTATGAGGACGGCGAAATCACCGTTCTTTCAACCGGCACTATGGCTGACGCCACGGCCTACGAAATTGACTATCTGTACTATACGCAGGGGGCGCCGATTCAGTTCTGCATCGAGTACGACAGCACGAACAAAAAGTACGCATTCCGCTTTGACCCCGTGCCGGATGCAACCTATGTGGTAAGCCTTGTCTACCCGGCGCAGCCATCGGCCCTGTCTGGAAGCGTCAACCCAATGTGGTCGATGCTTGAGTACGCGCTTGAGCGTGGCGGCATCTTCTACGGCAGCATGGAGCTGTTTGAAAGCCAAGACCCGAAGATTGACAGGTTTGAGCGCAAATGGGAACAGGCCATTGCAGACATGATTAAGACGGATCTTGACCTTGTGCCCAAGCGCAACACCATCCCCGTTGTCTTGAGGCGCCAGGACTACACGGACAACACCGGGTTCTATGACGTGGAGACGTACAAGTAATGGCAAAGCAAGAATACGGATATTGCCCGCTTGGCGTTGACTATTCGCAGCCGCCGCATCAACTGCCCGACGGTGCGCTTGCCGATGGCCGCAACGTCTATCCAAATTCTGGCGGCCTTATCACCGGGCGCAAGGGTTCTGTGCGGCTCAACAGCACGTCGCTTGCGGCAGCGGTGCTGTCCGTGTTTGAGTACCGAAGCGGTGCGACCCGCAACCAACTTTGCAATTATTCAACAAAGGTGGCCGTTTACGATAGCGGAACGGGCGACTTCGTTGACAAGATCGTCGGGTTAACGAATGGAAAGATGTACCAATGGGTCAACTTTGCCGGGAAGGCGATTGGTGTGAACGAGGGCAGCGACGCTCCACAGTACTGGACGGACGACGCGAACAAGGGAGTGTTGGCGGGTTCGCCGCCTTCCGGGGTGACCGTTGCGGAATGGGCGAACAGGCTTTGGTTTGGTGGCGACGCGGCAGAGGTTGCAAGACTGACGGGAAGTGTGCTGAACGACCCCACCGACTACACCATAGCGACAACAGCGACGGCGGCGATACAGGCGTTTGTCGGTGACAAGGGCGACAAGATTACCGGCGTGTTCCCGTTTTTCGATTCGTTGCTTGTCGGCAAGCTGAACAACATCTATCGTGTGACTGGCGACCCGCCGACGGATCAGACGACCCTTGCCATCAAGCCGCTTTATACCGGCAACGACAATGCCGGGTTCACATCACCGTGGGCCATTACGCAGGTTGGCAATGACGTGGTGTTCCAAGACGGCTTTGACATCAAGGCGTTGTCCGGCATCCAAGAGTATGGTGACGTTGAGTACACCAGCATTATTCCGCATTTTCGGGGATACCTTGAAAGCATTGCCGACAAGGACTATCTGCAATACACCCAATTCTTTCACTACAAGCAGAACAAGCAGATTTGGGTGAGCATCCCGACAAGCGCGACCGCCAGGTTTGTCTTTGTCCTTGACTACCAGTTTTATCCACAGACCAAGCGCTATGCCGTGTTCCCGATGTACGGGGTGACGGTGCGGTCTTTTGGTGGCTTTGAAGACGGCGAAGTTGCCAATATGTATTTTGGCGACGGCACGGGGTATGTGTCACAGCTTGACACGGGCAACGACGACAGTGGCACGGCGATTGAGCGGTACTTTGTGCAAATGGCGTCGGCCAATAAGATTTACAACAACCGGATGTATGACCAACGGGCGAACCACGAATGGCGCAAGCAGTTCAACGACATTGACGCATACTTTTATTCCGAGCAGGCGGCATTGTCGATGACCCCGTACTATGCCACGGACTTGATGGACCCGGAGCAGGTTCGCACGTCTGGAAACTACACGGCATTGACGGCAGAAACAGTGACGGGTTGGCAGGGCGCGGGCATCAAGCACAAGCGGCTGCGGCTGTTTGGCATCAACGGCAAGACGTTGGCTTTGAAATGGCGGCACAACACGGTAGCGCAAAACTTTGTGTGCTATCCGAGCAGCATCAACTTTGCAATCAAGAGCAGGAACCACCTTTACTAACGGGGTGATGCTATGTCATGGGGCGGCGAAGACGGCGGCGGTTACATGGGGGATTACGGCGATGCCCCCGGCAATGTGTCGAATGAGGGTTCATGGGGCGGCAACGGCGGCATTTGGGGATCTGGGTCCGACCCGTTTGGCAGCGCCAACGAAGCCGCCAGGGTGCAGGCGTTGCAGTCCGGCGGTTTCTTCGGGGCCGAGGGCGGCGGCGGTCAGGAATCGTGGTGGGCACCGACCATCCGCGACTTGTCCCGTACGGTAACGGAAGTGAAGAGCTTGCTTCAAAACAACAAGATAGGGGCTGTGCTTGGCACGGCACTTGGCTTCAAAGTACCTTTCTCCGGCCTTTTTGGCGCAGCCGTTCAGCAAGGCTTCAAAGACTGGTCAAACCAAACCCCCGAACAGCGCATGGCGGCCATTGACTCTATGGTGTCGCAACAGCTTCAAGACCAGCTTGGCAACACTTCCGGCAATATCCAAATGGGGGGAATGGGGGGTCAGGCGGGCGCTGGTGTTGGCGCTGGCGGCAATTTGACCCCCGCAAACGATTGGTCTGGCGTTCCGTCTTGGTGGGTAAAGCAGGCGTTGGGCCATGAAAAAATGTGGTGGGACCCAAACATGGGAGGCTGGCAAGAAATTCCCATGGAAGCCGGGATGAGCAACAAACTAATTCAGTCTTACAACCAATATGTCCAGGGCGTCAACGACCCGGTTGGCTCTGCGATGCAAAGCCAAGAATACCAACAAGCCAAACAGGACATTTACGGTATGCTCCAAGAATGGTACAGCACGACGGGGTTGGACAGCGCAAGCGAGTTGACGAACCTCGCCAACATGACTGGCGGGTTGACGGACCACGAACGGGTTGACGGACCACGAAAAGTCCTTGCTTGACACGGTGCAGAACAATGCCATTTCAAAGCTGCAATCGACGCTTGAAGATCAGCGCAGCCGGGTTATGGCAACGGCGCTTTCACGGCTGACCAACAAGGGCATCATGGACAGCACGATTGCGGCGGGCCTTATGGGCGACATTGAGGCCGAGGTGTTGAAACAGCTTGGCCAAGGCACGGCAGACATCACCAGCAAGCGGATGGTTTCAGAGCTTGAGCTTGGGCAGCGTCGGCAAGAAATGGGCCAGGATTGGCAGAAGGCGCTATTGAGCGCCTACACGACGCAGCGTGGGCAAGACCTTGGGATTACGCAGCGAGAAGCAGACAGGCAGCTTGAGCTTGCCATTGCCAATATGCAGAAAGACTACGCCGACGAATCAAACTGGTGGACGGCGGGCGGGTCTTTGCTTGGCGGTCTTTTAAGCAATTGGGATTCAATCTTCGGTTAAGGAGTAACGGCGATGCCATCTTTCCCTATTCACGGTTTTGGAGTACCCCGGGCGATGGAAGGGTTGAACCAGTGGGGGCAACGGGTTCGGGACAAGGAGCAGTCTGTCATGCAGATGTTTTTGCAGCAGGCCGGGCAAGGGGTGTTGCCGGACGACGCTTTTTCCGAAGGCAACCCGGCATGGGGGCAGGTGCAAAAGCAGTTTGGCGGCCTTGCTCCCGGCATTCAGCAGATGAATAAGCAGGCTGCCGAAATGAAGAAGATGCAGCTTGACGAAGCCAAGCAGGAAATCGAGAACCGAAAGTACCAACGCCAAATGCAGGCGTTGACCACGTTCGACAAGACCATGGATTCGGCGGTGAAGCTACGCAAGACGGGCAACGCGAAGGTGGCTGATGCCCTGTTGCGGAACGCTTCGCAGCTTTACAAGCAGGTGACGGGCATCGACCTTGAACTTGGCGCGCACATGGACGACAAGCAGATTAACACGGCTGTTCAAAGGGCCGAAATGGGCCGTATCGAGCAAATGCTTGAAGCCGCCAAGGCGGGCAACCCGAAAGTCTTACCGACGCTTACGCTTGCTGTGCAACAGTTTGGCGAGGACTACGGGGTTGACCTTTCGTTGCTTGTCAAGGAAGCTGCCGATTCCGCATTGAAGCCGCAAAAGGAACCAAAAGAGTTATCCCCAAGGGACCAAGCCTTTCAGCGGTTGACACCGGCAGAACAGCGGCAGGCGTTGCTTGGGCGGGAGCCGCAACCTCCGCAGCCAACCGGCGAACTTACCGACGCTCAAGCGGTTGAAACCATCAGAAATTTATTCACGGAACCCGAACAGTCGGTGAAGTTTATCAGGGAATACTTTGAAGCCAAGAATAAAGGCAAGAAGCGGGGTGATGCGCTTACTGAGGTTCTTGGCAAGATGAAACCGGGCGGAGCAACGGCAGGCGGCGAATTGAAACCTTGGGAAAACCCCGAAGCCTTTGGGATAAAATAATGGCCGTTCCGTGGGCAAAAATAGAGGGCAGCGAGTGGTATTCATCTTTGTCTGACGACGAGAAGGTGAAGACCAAGGAAGGATATTTTAATGACGTTGTGCTACCAAGGACACCGCCAGACAAAATAGACCAGTACAAGGCCGAGTTCCTTGGTTCACCGAAACAGCCGGGCGTGATTGGCAGCATGGTTGGTCTTGGCAAGGATGTCCTTGGAGCTGCGTTTGGGACGTTGAACGCACCAACCGCGTTTGTCCTTGGGAGCCAAGAGGCGCAACACTTAAACCCGGAAGAATACAACAAGGCGAACATCTTGAAGCAGGCGGTTATCAGCCTTGGCGGCGGGCTTGAGTCTGCAATGCGTTCCATAACGCAAAAGGGTTCTTGGGGGACGACATACAACGACTATTACCAAAGCGTTACCGGAAAGACCATTGAAGATTCGTTGCCGAAAAGTGCCAAGTGGATGGCCCCGTCCCTTGAGATTCTTGGCAACATCGCGTCTGACCCGATGATTGGTCTTGGATCTGCCGCAGGGAAATCAAGGGAGCTGGTAAAGAACCTGCCAAAGCAAATTGGTCTTACCAAGGCAGAATCAACATATTGGAACAGCCATTTTAAAAAGATTGAGGACAATCTTGAGCGCTATCGGCAATGGGAATCCAAGCAGGGGGCGCCGCTGCTCAAACCGGAAGCGCAACAGCTTAAAGATCCGAACATTGCCAAGGCAGCCGGATTGAGGTCAGACATCGAGCAACGCCTTGGGCGCCCCATATCCGAAGGTGTGAATGTAACGCCAGAACGCATGGCGGCTATCAAGCAAGAAGTTGAGCGTGACGGCAGGGTTGCGGCAAACATTGCGGAGCGTGAAGAATTTGCATTGGCCATGGCGGGTCAAGACGCGGCTACGTTACGCCGTGCGGAAATGGAAGCCGCAAAAAAGGGGCAACCGCTGACCATGCCGCAACAGGGCGGCGCTGTCGCCGGGAAGGCCGCTCCAATCGGGGATGTTGCCGAGGTTCAGCCGCGAGTTTTGCCGGAAGTGTCACAGCGAGCGGATGCTTGGTCAAAGTCCCCGCTTTACAAGCCAACCCAACCCGAACCAATTGTTGCGCTGAACAAGGCGAACCAATTTAGAGCAGAAAAAGGGTTGCCGCCAGCATCCCCGTTGTCTGAACAGCAGCTTGCAAGCATGCGCGGCGACGCTGCGCTTATCTCAATTAACGAGTTTAGGGCAAAGCACGGGTTGCCAATTATTGACAAGGCCAGCATCCCGAACGTGAAGCGCATCAACTCGGCAACGGCACGGGCAACCAACGGCGCCGTTGCAGGAATTGAACAAGACGAAAACGGGAATCTTACCTATGACGTAAGGAAGGGATTGCTTGGTACGGTTGCTCTTGGCGCTGGAATCTATGGCGCGTCAAAGATACCGGCAGCGATGAAGGGCAGGGCGGCGCGTCTTGCGGCAGACGACCTTGCCAAGTACCCGGCGCTTGCCAAAGTGCTTGGGGGCATCGGTGAGGCGCAAAAGCCGTTCTCTTTTGCCGGGTTGTTGAACAAGGTCAAGCCGGGGTGGTCTGATTGGGTTGACAGGTTTGACCCTGTAAAGAAGGTTGCAGATGCCGGGTATAAAATGGCCCGCGTGTTCTCGGCTCACAAGGATCAGGCTGAGTTAAAGTTCAAGGAATTGCAAAACGTGCTGCGCCCGGTTGCCGACGACGAGGTGATGATCACCGGGCTTATCAAGGCGCATCGTGACTTGTCGCGTGCCGAAAACGGGTTGAAGAACCCCGGAGGCATAACGGCAGATGACGCCAAGCAGGCCATTGACGAGGTGTATGCTTCGTGGAGAGATCGTGGCAAAGACACGACACAACTTGATACCGTCGTGCAGGGTTGGAAGGATTGGACGAAAAAGTACATTCTTGACGAAGGCTTGCAAAGCGGCATTCTGTCGCAAAAGGCGTATGATAAGATTCTTGAGCGCAATAGCTTTTATGCCGCGTTTGACGTTCTTGATTATATGCCGGAGAACATGCACAACATCCCTGGCTTGAAAGCAAAAGAGTTTTTCAGCGTGGCCAACCAGGAAGTGTTTAAGGCAATGAAGGGAACCGAACGGCAGATAGCCAACCCTATTGAATCAACCTTGCGTAAGTTTTTGAACGCTCAAAGCCTGTACGCAAGGAACCGGGTCGCATCAACGGTGCTTGACGACGTGAACCTTAAGGGGTTGGCGCGTCCTGTTGCGGATTCTGAAAAAGAATTTGCGATATTGAAGGCCGCGGGGAAGAACCCCATTATGCACAACGATTACCTTGTCAAGTCAAAGAAGGAGTTTGACACGGTATCTCGGTTTATTGATGGCAATGTTGAGCGGTATCTTGTGCCAAAGGAATTGGCAACGGCTATTAAGACCATGGAGCCGACGCAACTACCATCGTTTTTGAAGGCAATTGATTGGGCCTTCAAAGCGTCTGGCGGCGTGTTTAGGAAAGCGGCGACAACGGCTTATTTGCCATTTACAATATCAAACGCAATGAACGATGCCGTCCGGGCGTTTGTTATTTCAAGGAAGACGAGGACGACACCGGGCGGGGTGGTTGACTTTTTTGCCGATTGGGCTACCGCTGCCAAGGAGGGTTTTAAACATGAATTTGGCGGCGGGTCAAAGGAGGTCGAAAAATACATCCGGGCAGGCGGAGGGTTTGGATATGTCGGTAGCCTTCGTTCGCCAAACATAGCCAAGGGCGCGTTGTTTGAAAAGTCGGTCGGCGGGAAAATCCTTGGTGTGTTGAAAACGCCGTTTGACATTATCGAAAAAGCAAGTGCCGCCGTTGAGGTGGCGCCGCGTCTTGCCGAGTTCAAGCGCATGGGCGGCCAAGGGATAGATGCAGCCATTGCGGCAAGGGATGTTACGGCAGACTTCAACAAGTCGGGTCGAATCATGCGGCACATCAACCAATGGGTGCCGTTCATCAACGTCCGGCTACAGGGCGTTGTAAACCTTGGCAGGGCGTTCAGGGAAGACCCAAAGGGCACAACTGCCAAGGCAATGATGGCCGTCGGGATTCCCGGCCTCACAACCTATGCCGCAAACAGGGCCTACTTTTCAGACCTTTACGACGACATCCCCGAACACATCAGGGAAAACTATTTTTGTGCCATTGTCGGGACGGATACCGACAAGCGCGGGAAAACAGTACCAAAGTATTTTGTTATCCCAAAAGGAGAAATTGGTAGGGCACTTTGGAACCCGATAGAGTATGCGCTTGATAACGCGATGAACAAAGACCGCGACAATGCAATGAGGTTTTTTGTCGGCCTTGCGAATGACCTTTCCCCTGTCAGTTTTGCAAGAGAAGGGCGGTTGTCTGGAAGCCGGTTGGCTGGCGACATTTCCCCACCATTGCTCAAGGGTCTTGCCGAGAATTGGGCGAACCTCAACTTCTTTACAGGGCGAGAGGTTGTCCCGTACTATATGGGGAAGTCTAAGCCGCCAGAGTTGCAGTACAAAGACAACACCCCGGAGGCTTACAAGTGGATGGGAAGCGTCCTTAACATTTCACCGTTGAAGTTGCAAAACTTCGCTGCAAGCCTTTTTGCCAGCTACGGACGCGAAGGGCTTGACCCGTCTGCCATGTTGCGCGGCATGACCGGGCGCGTTATGAAAACAATCGGCGGTGAAGCTGAAAGCCGGGCGTGGACGGTTATTAAAGACATTGAACAGGGATATGTTTATACGCGGGCATTTGCACAAGAGATGATAAAGTCTGGCGACAAGCAAGGCGCACTGAAGCTGATGCACGAGTGGAACAGGAAAATGCCAGAGCGTATCAAGCAATTCAACGACGAGTTCCGCGACCATGGCATTAAGGAGCGCGGAGGCATTACAAAGTCGTACACCTTCTCAACAAAGAAAATCAGAACCGTTTTGAAGCCAAAACCAAAGAGCCTTGACCCTTTGCGCGACGAATTGGAGCGATAGCCAATGGCCCTTACAAAAGTTTCCCCCAAGGGAACCACGACAATCAGCGCCGGCTTTGATGCCGTCAACACTATCATTGACGACCTTGCTTCAACGGGCGCGGGCAAGGGCGCGTCTTGTGTTGGCGTAAGGGACAGCGGCGGGTATTACACGGAGGCCACCGTTGAGGCCGTGCTTGCCGAAATCGGCAGCGATTGGGCAGGCACCCGCAGCTTTGCCGAGGCGTTCAACGAAGATTCCAGCACAACGACCGGGTTGACCTGGGGATGGAAGGCTGGAACCTTCCGCATTGACGATACGGTTTACGAGATTGCGGCGGGGACAATCAGCCTTACCGACGATGCAACGAACTATATCGAGATTGACCCGGCGACCCAAACCATTGGGCGCAACACCACGTCATGGACGACAGGGAAAACACCTGTCCGTTTGGTTGTGTGCGCTTCCGGGGCGCAAACAACGTCAACCGATTACAGGGCATGGATGTATCGCCGTTCCAGCCCGCTTGTAGTTGTTCAGGGCGGCACGGGTGCGGCGACCCTTACCGATGGTGGCATCCTGCTTGGGAGCGGCACAGGGGCCGTTACGGCAAGCGCAAGGCCGACAGAGGCGCAAGTGTTGATCGGGCAGGCGACGGGCGACCCGCTACCGAAGTCCGTGTCGGGGGTGATTGCGATTGCCGCGACGGGGGCAACCGTCTTCGGCGGTGCGGGCGATGTTGTTGTCGCGGACGGCGGGACCGGCGTTTCGACGCTGACAGACCATGGGGTTATGCTTGGCAGCGGCACGGACCCCGTAACGGTGACGACGGCCATGACCGCCGGCCAATTGCTTGTCGGCCAAACGGGCGCAGACCCGCTTCCAAAAACCATTAGCGGTGCAATAACCGTTGCTGCAAGCGGGGCAATGGCCCTTGCCGATAGCGC